AAATTACATAGTTGGTCAATTAAAGAGGGCTTCTTATATATGTTAATAATATCAGTAAGTTAAAAAACTCGACAATGCAACCTCATGATTTACAGGTGCCACTGTAAGGTTAGGCGAGCCGCCTTTCGCGGCTCTTGTAACGCAAAACGCGTACCATCATGTTGACGCCTGGCGGTTTTCGGAGTTAGTGTTAACCCTGTTACAGCAAAATCTGTAACCGGGATTGGAACCCCGACAACCCCTATGGCGACACATGCACGCGCCAGCGTGTTTTTTTGTGTCCACTGCTTGCGCACATCCAAATTATGGTGGCTCAGGTGGGGCCGACTTAGGTCGGGCCGGTATCCGTAGGGGCCGGTAGTTCCAACCCCACCTGGGCTACCACCCTCATAGAGATTGGAACCTCTCGTGGTAGCACCATTAACCCTATGGAGTGCATACCATGTACCGATTCAAATTCGCGGCCATCTGCCGTACCGATAAGAAAAACCACATCCATCATCTGTCTGCGGTCGCCGATACCGAACGCGAAGCACGCAGCCAGTATTCCCGCACGTTCGTCCTGTACTTCTCAGCCCGTCTGCCGGTTGTCGGGGGGGCATCATGAATGATTTGAAACTGGATCTGTTCGGCATACTGGAACTACAGGAAAGCGCCCACTGTCGCGCAGCTGCGCTGATAAGTAGCGTTCGCCGGGAAATAGAGTCCACCGGCTGCTCAATTTACGCCAGCGACATGAGCCACAATCTGGACACTGCGCACCGCCTGATATCAGAAGCGGGTGATTTTCGGGTGCAGCTGGAGCGGCTCATCAAACAAGGCGGTGCCAAATGAGCGCACTGGCCGTATTTACGTTTCAGGAACTGCATGAAGTTCGCATTGTTGTTCTGGATGGTGAGCCGTGGTTTGTCGCTAAAGATGTCTGCAATGCGCTGACAATTCAAAATCCAACAGACGCCTTAAAGGCTCTGGATGATGATGAACGATCTAGATTTAACCTAGGTCGTCAGGGGCAGGCAAATATCATCAACGAGTCCGGGTTATTCACGCTTATCTTGCGTAGTCGTGACGCAGTGAATAAAGGGACGCAGGCGTGGCGGTTTCGCAAATGGATTACAGGCGAGGTGCTTCCCTCCATCCGCAAAACAGGCTCCTATCAACCAGGCTTCGCGCCAACCCAAAACCCCAGGCCAACGCCGAGGGATAAGCAGGAGCCGCTAACGTGGGAACTGAAATCGGAGCTGGAGGGGATTGTCGCGCATATCTCCAGCCAGTTCTGGTTTAAGCGCTGTTGCCGTTCAGGCATCTGGCATGCGCTACGCCGCGCCACCAATAACCCCTCACCTACACCGTTCACCGTTGACGACCTGCCAGCGATAACGCGCGAATTGCGCCGCATACTGGCAGCGATAGAGCCTGCCCTGGGATTTAACCGGGCATTTGAGCAGGAGTTTTTGCGCAGAGTTGTGCGCAAAGCTGAAACGAAAGGCGTGTTTGAGCTTATCCCGGACAGTCTGCCGGAGGTGGAAACCACCATGCCAGCAGTTCTGGCCATAGCGCTGGAAAAGCTGGAAACGGGCCAATTAATCGCTCATGATAACCATTTGAAGGGAGTGGAAAATTGAAAGGCATACCATACGAACAACTTAAGGATGAGATGCTCAATAGCCCGGAAGCCATCCAGGCATACGAAGAGGCTGGCGGAGAAATTCCCATGACTAAGCCTGTCACTGAGCCATCAACATCAGACGCAGATCCGAAATAAAAAAAGGCCACCGGGATTTCTCCACGGTGGCCTTTTCTTTGCTTATTGTTTTGCCAGCGGTTTACTGGCCGTAATGCTCATCCTGTAGCCCTCATTGCGGCTACAACGCACCACAACACGGTCAATGCTGACCTGTCCGCGCATTCCATCCGGGAACGTGCTGTCGAGTTCCACAAGCCCCTCTGCGGCAACATACGGATTGCCGGGTGTATCAAGATGAATTTTTGACGACTGTCGCTTCGATTTACGGTGTCCGCCTTTCAATGCCGCCTCGGCATGCTCCTTGTTGACATAGCTCCCCGGTATAGTTCGGTATGGCGCATCGCCGCTGGTGAGCGTGCGCACCTCGCCTGTTGCCTCGTCTGTGTACTGCACCTTTACCCCCTTCACGCCTTTTTTCCCTGGCGTATCAACCGAGCATTGAATGAACAGCTGGTTGCCGGGGGCGTTCTCCGGTGGACACGTCAGCTTCACCACCGGCAGCGTCTTGCCGGTGATAGATTTGGCCTCACCGCGCAACGCAAGAATGTATGCCCCGTTCACCGGTTTCGCTACGGCATCGTGCTCTTCGGCCAGACGATTTAGAAACGCGGAATCCGTCTCGCCAGTCTGATCAACATGCTGATACGTGAACGCGCTCAGGCGCGCATCCATGCGCGGGGACAAGCCGTGCCGCTGCGCTATGGCCTGGAATATTTCGCCAAGCGTGGTGTTATCCCACGACGCCGACCGGCGCTGCCGGAACCCTGTCTTATCCTCCTTCTCAAACGGCGCAGCGGTCGCGGTAATGGTGATGACGCGCGGGAATAGCTGAGGGGTGATCGTCGTGATTTTGAACTTCCCGATTTTCACCACTCCACTTTCTTCGTACCCTTCGTACCAGGTCAACACGCCGCCCTCCTTCGGGATACCCTTCAGGCCGGTTACGTCCACAGTCAGAATAATGCGGTCTGTTTCTTTCCCGCTGCTGACGTCGATGCGCTCAAACGCCGTCATGCGCTCGTTGATGATATCCGCGCCCGGTCCTTCACAGTAATGTACCGGCGTAAATCCTAGCTCCATACAGTCACCTGCTCATCCGCTTCGGTTGCGGTCGTCGAGGTGAGTTCCGGCAACTCAATAATGACGCCTGCCGGGAGCACACGCCCGAACTGATGCAGGTGCGGATTCAGATCGTAAATAAGCTGCTCGGTTTCATCATCATCGCGTTGCAGCTTCAGCCAGGCAATATCACCGAGCGTGTCGCGGTCGCGGCTTCTTACCTTCATTTAGCGCTGCTCCCTTGTTTTTTCTGCTCTATGGGCTTGTTGGCAAACTCGCGCAGGCTGATTGTCACCCCCTGCTTCATCGACTTCGCCTCCTGATGTAGCCAGCTTTCATCGACATCAAAACCGGTCAGCACCCATTGCCCGAGCAGCGTACCGTCGCCCCGGACCAGCGCCAGCGGCTTTTTAGCATCGCGCAGCTTCACCAGCTTCTCAATGCTGGCCTGTCCCTCATCCCGGAACCATTCACACTTGATGACGCGCTCATCCAGCTTACGCCCGGTCTGCTGCTGTGCGGGTAACTCATTAAGCAGGTCAATAACTGTCCAGCCACCGTCATATTTTCGGGACAGCGAGACTGCCGGTGTATTTTCCGTGAGACTAAAAACAAAATCGCCCAGCACGAATTGTGTGGGCGAGAGTTTCGACTCATGGCTGACATATTGGTCAGTGATAAATTCAAGCATTAATCGCTCCGTTGTCCGCTCAGAGAGGCATTCATACGCGCATCAGGTCCTGAAACTTGCGCCAGCGCTTCGTGTAGAGCTTTAGTTTGCGTCACCTCCAGAATGGCCTGGATTTTTGCGGCCAGCGCATTGTCCTGTGCTGGGTCACCCGATGCTTTGACGTCAAATCGGGGACTATTGTCGATTTTTATAGAAACGTTCGGAGCCGGTGGCGGCTGGTCTTTTTTCGCCTTTTCCACGCTGGCATCAATGCCAGAGGTCAGGCTGTCTTTACTGACTTTCGCCAGGTCTTTTGGCTCGACCTTTGCAACCTTTCCAGGGGTTGTTTTGTCATCGCCGTTAAACCAGCCTTTCAGCCCCTCCCAGCCTTCCTTGATATACGGCCCAACAACTTCGCCTAATTTCTCTCCCAGCTCACTACCTGCCAGCCCCCCGATAGCACCACCGACGACAGAACCGATTCCCGGAAGAATTGCAGTGCCAATCGCTGCACCGATTGCGGCACCTCCCAGCGAACCACCGGTGCCACCGACCGCGCCTCCCACATCGGACGCATCTCCTGATTTTATCGCCTCGGCAGTATCAACAACCCCCATTGCGACTCTCAGTGGCGCAGCCACTCTCCCTACAATTTTGGAGGCACCCGATGGCAGCAATGTTTCCATCGTATTAACAACATTTAACCCCGTATCCAGAACCCCTTCCGTTCTGTTTTTTAATTCATCCAGACCGGCGTCCATCAACGTCGATACAGGGTCGTCGCTAGCCAGTGCTGCCGAACCGTTCTTCAGCACTGTCTGGATCAGATTGCCATCATCACCGTCATCGTCACCGCCATTGACTTGATCCCATAGAAACGATACCCCCGCACCCAAGGCACTCTTCCCTTTCCCTGCCAGCCTTCTTACGCGACTCGAGCCTCTCCCTCGACCATTACGACGACGCCCATTACGCGTGTTTCTGCGCCTGCGCCTTGAGTTTCTATTGTTCGCAGCCCCATCATCAGCGTCATCACTCCCTGCCCCTCCTGCCGGACCATTTCGCCTGCGGCCCCGCCCTCGTCCATTTCCTGACTCACCACCGCCGCCAACACGATCCAACTCTCCATTTAGCCGCGCCAGTGCAGTCGCTGCGCGGTTGGCGGATGCTGCTGTGCCATCAGTCATGCCACCCAGCTTCGCCTTGCCGATTTTCCCTATCTGCGCAATGTCACTGAACAATGTTCCAACAAATTTAAATGTTCCGACCGTCGCTTTAAGTGCGATCAGACCACCGATGGCAATCGCCGTCCCTTTCAATACTGTACGAGCCGTCTCTGAGTTTTTCAGCAAATCAGATAGTCCATTTGCTGCTGAACCGATAGCTGGAGCCAGCTTGTCAACGACAGGCAGCAACAGGTTTCCCAATGAGATGGTTAGATCATCCAGACGTGATTGCGTTTGCTTTATTTTAAAATTTCGTGTCGCGGCTTTCGTCAAATACTCATTCTGCAACGAGTTCTGATGCTGCGTTTTGTCATTGGCTATTCCCATCGCATCGTCGAGCAACTGCATATTTCCTGCTAGTTTCGCGACCGAGCCTGCAACCTCCTCACCAAAAATCTGACTAATGAGCGCCTTCTGTTTGTCTGGCGCTTGCTGATTGATGGAGGTCAGTACCTTCTTTAACGTGCCAGTGGCATTGCGCTGCATGTCTTTCGCCAGCACACCTGGGTCGAATCCTAACATTGAGAGCGATGTGCGCTGATTTTTGGTAGCTGCAAATCCTTTAGTCAGCCGTCCGGTGATATTTTTCAGCGCAGTTGAGCCTGTTTCTTCTGTATCCCCGGATGCGATCAACGCTGACGCCAGGCCTGCAACCTGTTTGTAGTCAAATCCTGCCAAAACGGCATTCGCGCCCTGCCGTTTCATAACATTAGCGACGGTCATCGCCTTAGCATTCATTTTATTGCTTTCGGCGTTGATAACATCCGCCAGTTCCATCATCTGGCTCTGATTGAGCTTCATTGAAGTACGGATGGTCGCCATCATATCGCCAGCGCTTTTGGCGTCGGTATCAAACGCGACAGAAACTTTTGCCGCATCACCGCTGAAACGCAGCAATTGTTCGGGGTCTACGTTTCCATTTTTATCGTTTGCCACACCTGCCTGTCCGGCTGCGGACAAAATATCGGTATAATCATTCTGCCCAATTCCCAGGTCAGCGGCTTGTTTACGCGCGGCCATCTGAACTTCACGATCCTGTTTCGCATCCTTAAAGTTCGCCACTTTCTGTACATCTGCCCAGGATGCCTCATAATCCACGGCTTTTTTTCCCGCCATTACTAGCGGTGCGGCTGCGATGGCGGTGCCGAGCATCTGACCGCGCAGGTCAGCTCGAACGGCCCGGTTCGATGCCATCTTCGCGCTGGCGGTGTTAAGCGACTGGATACGCCGCTCTTGTTTTTGCAATGCGGCACTGGCTTTAGCTGAACTTGCACTCAACCTTGCCTGCTCACCGGTCAGGTTTTTAGTATCCAGACCGGTCTTTTTCAGCTCACTGCCCAACGACTTCAGCCGGGTTCGCTCCTTATCGGCTGCGGCGGTCAGCGACGTCATTTCCCGCGTAGCAGCCTTATCTTCACGCCGCTTAACAGCGACCGCAGCCGAGGCGGTTTTATACGCGGGGCGCAACTGCTCCAGTGATTGAGTCGCGCGGACGTGCGCTACCCGTTGCTCGCTGGTCAGCTTTCCGTTGCGGGCCAGTTCCACGTCCAGTTCACGCAACGTTTGTTCGGCCCCTGCAATCCCTTTTTGATACCGGCGCTGCTCCGCCTGTGCTTCTCGCAGGGCAGCACTGGAAGCCTCTACGCGTTTTTTGTTCTCAACGAGCTGCTGATTCGTCCCTTTTAAGGCTTTTTGCGCGGCCTGATGGGCCTTGATATCACCCTGGGTCTTATTCAGTACACCGAGTGCCTCGCTGGCACTACCGGCGCTTTTGCGCATCTTCGCCAACGCTTTATCAGCTGATGCAAATGCCGGACTCAGCGCGTCCTTTGCGCTGAGTAATACCGATACCTTCTTATCCGCCACTTTTTACTCCCAACTTCGTCATGGCCAGTTCATAACGCGCCAACGCACGCGGGGCTGTCCATGACAGAATTTCACTTTCGCTCGCGTGATAAACCAGCGGCAGGATATCTGTCAGTCGGTCGACGTCTCCGTCTGAAAGAAGTCCGCCGGTTGTGTCAAAAAATCGCGGACACGCTCCATGAGATGGTTAAAATCCGGCATGTGCATCTGGTCAATAACATCAGGGTGCAGGCCCGTACATGTTGCTGAAACCATCATCCCCCGTTTATCTTGGTCCTTTTCTTTCCGTATCTGCCGGGTCAGGCCGACCGTTGGGGGGGTAATGCGGTATTCAGTAATCAACCCCGAGATGGCGTCATTAACAGGAACCAGGAGCACCGGAGCGTCATCACTGAATACCGGTTTCGGGAGTTTCTCACCACTATCGATGCTTGCCTGATAGTCGTCTTCCAGTAAATCCGGTGTGCTGAAATTAATCAGGCGAGCTATCTGAATGGTCAGTGAGTTGTAATCCGGTTTAGCAAGTTGCGCGATAACATCGCCCGGTTGCCCGGTCATGGCCACAGCGATGTCAAATTCGCGGTCGAGTGCGTTATAGCCATCCGGGTCATTATCGAGATCGTGCTCTTTGCTTATTGCGCGCACCTGCTTCGCGGGCAGTGTGCTGATTGTTAGCTCATTCAGCAGGCCGCTGGCGATAGTGATCGGATACGCGAGGATTAGTTTTCGTGTGTATGGTTGAGACATAAAAGCTCCATTCAGATAATAAAAAACCCCGCTCGATGGCGGGGCTGTATGAGGTTGAGGTGGGGTTTAGTTCAGGCCAATCATCGCGCGAAACGGCGCGAGGAAATCCTCCTGACCGAGGTTTACGACGCTGCCATCGTTCGCCACTTCCCAGCAAATTTTGCCGTTGATGGTTTTTTTCTTACGTTTGCAGGAGAATGTCAGCACTGTCTGAGACAGTTCAGTCATTTTAGTGCCGCTGTCTTCTATGCTACTGATTTCGCCGATCCAGTCAGCCTGAACGCGGAACTCGCTACCGTCCTCATCGCGGAAACCTTCCTCAATCGTCACCGCGCAGTTCTTACCGGCCTGTAGTCCATATAGTGCGAGGTGCTCAGGACGCGCACCCTTGATTGTGATCGCGCCGGTCATAGCTTCGATACCGGTCATCACTTCGCGCTCAACAATCGAGCCGCCACGCGTCTTTTCCATGACCTTTTTCGGTGCCGGGTCGGATACATCTTCCAGCGTCAGATACAGGGGGTTTCCCTGAATCGTGACGCGCTGCGCCATTCGGGTAAATACTCCAGCCATTACAATACGCTCTCCAGGAATGATTCAACGATGCCGGTATCCTCATTGAGGTGATAGACGACATGCTCGTTCGGGCTGTATCCGGCGTAATTAATAGCAATATGCCACTCGCCGTTGCGGTAGTTGTCCACGCTATTCAGCGTCGGATGCAGGTAGACACGCGCCCCGATTAACGCCTCCTCCATTTGCAGGCCAGACAGGAAATCGTTAATCAGACTAACGCGCTGGTCCATGAAGGTTTTTGTCAGGTTTTCCGCCATTCCCTCTTCTGTTGTATCCAGTAGCTTGCGGATAATGGTGTGCTCCAGCCCCACCTGCGACACGAAACGCCCGGACACTGTGCGGTTGCCAATCAGTGAGTAGCCGCCGCGCGACGTGCGTGCAAAATAGCTCACGCCGTAACGGTTAAGCAGGTCGCCGTTCGTCGTTTTATCAAGCAGGTTGTAGTCAATGTGACGTTGTAACCCCTCGATGTTCACCCCCATACGGCCTTTACCTGGCGATTCCCACGCCTTAACGCGGGCAAAGCAGGCCAGCGCCTGGGCTGATGGCGAACCGTAAACATAATCTGCTTCGGCCTGGCTCCAGATTTTCACCATCGGATCAACGAGGTAAAACTGGTCATAGCCGGTGCCGGTCACTGCCATCGATTCAGACAGCGCAATGGCGTCCTGGTCATTTGTTGACGGCCCGTCACCGACCGGAATCGCGTAGATTTTCGCGCCCAGCGCCGCAAGCGCATCATGCACCGGCTTCTGGCAAAATCCCGGCGCGCTGATGTGCGTCAGCGATTCCTGGGTGCTTTTCAGCGCCTGCATGCCTGTAATACGTCCGGTATCCGGGTCAATGCCGCCAATTACGTTCGTGACGGTCGTCGCGTTACTCACATCGAAACCGCTAATAATGAGCGGCGCATCCGGCACGAAGTTTTCTGCAGTTGCGCCGGTCGCCCCTGAAACTAATACCGTGGTGACATTGCTAATGGTCAGACTGACTACGTCTGCAATGCCTGCGCCGGTATCTACCGTCCAGCCCGTTGTGTCTCTGACAGTCTGCGAGAGTTCGCAGTCCTTAACGATAACCGCCACATTGCCGGTTTCGGCATCGTCGGTCGCTGAAACAACAACCCCCGGATACTCTTTCGCCGCTGGTTGAGCGCTGGACTCTTCAACCACGACCGCATAGCAGACTACAGACGCAACTTGCTGGATAGCAGCGATGGCCGGATACAGCGTCCCGGCCTCAGCGCCAGTCGGGTCTAGGGACATCAGTTGCGCGGCGTTACTGATGCGATACGGTTTGTTCAGGGGGATTAATGGATCGAGGTTCGGCGCAGTTCCGACAATGCCGAAAACCGTAGCACCGGCTGGCCCCATCGGTGCTGGCGCTTTTTTGCTTTCAACTGTCGCGCCGTTATGAACAAAGCTTTTAATTTCAGGCATTATTGCTCCGTTTTTCGTTTTTTCATTAAGACAGGTGACGCGACGTTCGTTGTCTCGCCAGATTTCAGATGCCCGCTCAGCACCAGAATGTCTGATTGTCGTGCTGACATTTCTACTAACGTGCCAGGCTCCAGCCAGTGGCCTGTGCCGGGATGTTCAAAGCCGCGCGTGACGATATATTTTTTTCGTTTCATTGATTCCTCTGGACATAAAAAAAGCGACCGGCGGTCGCTGTCAGGATGGGGCGGGAAATAGTGTCTATGCGTAATTTTCGACGTCCTTCGTTAATATCCCTCTGCCATCCACATAAATTTCCCACCAGTTCCTAATTTCGGAAACGAGGTTGTGCCAGCCAGATTCAACGCTGCCAGCGTGCATCCCTCTGTTGAGTATTCGAGAACGGCGGCGGTATAAATTCCGGCAACCGATCCTGTGCCGGAATCTATAGAATAATTCTCCGGGACATATGTCACGGTAATAAAATCGCACTTTGTCGAAAACGCCTCCGGGAAAATCACACTGACGTATCCATATTCATTATTCTCCACGATCCCGCGCTGGGTTATTCTCTGCCCCGCGCTGTCATCAATACTGGATGGAATATGTGATACCCCTGTCTCCGTGGCGAAACGGGGTAAATATTGCGGGTGCGCTGTTGGATTGGCGATGTGTTCAGCTAGTTTTTCATTAACATACTCAATAGAGGCCATCACTGTTGACTCGTTAATAATCAGCGTCACGTTCGCCTGCTCCGATACGATGATCCGCATCTCAATAACCATCGTTCCGGCGCTGCCCTCGCTGGTGACAATTTTGTATTGCGGCGGCAGGCCGCATACGGCAATCAGCGTACCGTCGCGTGTCACCAGCCCCATCTCACGTATCCAGAACGGGCCAGCGTCCGCGAGCAAAACGGCCTCGGCAATCAGAATGGCCGGATTATTTTCATCGCGCCGCAGGCTGTTTAGCTGGCCGCGAAAAACTTCATGAACCAGGTCCGTCTGTTCCGGGTCAGGCATCGGCACTGTGCCGTTACCGTCGCCGATCACAAACTGCGTAATACCCGCCTCTAGCCCGGATTCGACTGATTCCGCAAACATCGCGGCACCCGCCGCTGTCAGCGTCCCGGACAGTGCGTTAACATCAAATTCACTCATAACTCTCCCGTTGCCGGTATGTTGATTCTGGTAATAGCGTGCGCCCCGACCGACCTGTAGCCGGTTATCGTGGCGTCAATGTTTTTTGCCGTGTGGGGGCCAATCGTTATCCGTGTTCCCTGCTGCGCGACAACGCCCACGAAAGCGGTGACTTCGCATTGCCTTATCAGCTGAAGGTCCGTCTTGTCCCGCTCCGCTTTATAAGCGTTGATTCGCGCCAGGATGCGCTGCATCGTATCTTCATCCAGTTCGGCGTCTGACAGCATGGCCTTCACTGAAAGCGCGTAGGGGCCGGTATGTGTGATAACCACGTCAATGCCCAGCGCGGCAAGCGAATCGGCGATACCCTGCCGCGTACAAGCGTGCGACTGGATAATCAGCCCGTCAGCCACCGTTTTTCGCACCCCGCCCACCTCGTCATCGGGTGCCCAGTCCAGAACGCCCTTCTCAATGGCCAGCGCCGGTAAATACTGCGCCGGGGTTTCCAGCGGAAACAGCAGCGTCCTGAAGGGCGCGTCGGCTTCAATGCGGGCCATACAGTTATCCAGCAGGTTTTCCAGCGCATGCTGTAGCCCGGTTCGGTTGTCTGGCTGAATGCTGGGGTTATAGGTCATAGACCGTCTCCAGCTCGATAGCGGTGCAGTACGGAGCCATTGTGTGATCGGCAACGACTGACTCGGCAGGCTCCAGCAAATCTACGCTCGTTACTGTCTGAAACTGCTGGATGAGGTAATACAGCATGGAAATATCAATACGCCCCTCCAGCCTCATCGCGTTGCGCGTGTAGCTATCCAGCGCTTCACGTATCGCGGACTCATCAATCAGGCCGTCCGGCGTGTTTTTGCCGTGCAGCGTTGCCCGCACTTTGTATTCAAGCGGCGCACCTGCAAACACGGAGATAATGTCCGTTTCCAGCGCGACATCCTCTCGGGTCAGATACGCCTGAGCAGTGGCGATGAGTTCGTCGCTCGGAATGCCGTTTTCCGCTTCGCGTGACAGCAGCCAGACGCCCACCTTGCCGGTGCCGGGAACCAGTACCCGCGCGCTGGCGTCACGCACCTGAGCAACCGCAGTGCTGTCCGGGAAGCGGTACGTCAGCGTAACCACGCTGTCCTCCGGGGATTCGATAGTTACGCGGGGTTTTTCGCCCAGCGTCATAGCATGGAAACGATATGCGGTACGGCTTCCGGTCGTTGCAAAGCCGTAGGGAGCCAGCAGGGAGCGAAACCGCAGATCGTCATCGCTTTCCATCTCTGCCGGGATGGGCGGTATTGCGTCGGCGTCACCCTCAGCAATCACCTGCCGTTTGATGCCAAAATCCGCCGAACGCGCATCGAGGTTGCTGTCCGTCGCCCACAGCAAAAGCATCTGCAGCATCTGCCAATTCGCCCGCCGCTCACGCGTGGTGATAACCTGCGACATGGCCTGTAACAACACGGTTAACATCTCCGCATTATTACCCAGCGTGGACACTATAGCTGCAGCATCGGCGGGGCGAAGACGCGTCACTTCATCGATAAGCGCTTGCTTCAGCTCCGGGAGGCGAGCCGTTGCCCCCGTCACGGTTAACGCATCGGGAATGGGGAGTCGGTCTGTCTGTGGATTAAACATTCAGTGGTACGCTCACGATTTCAGTTTTGCCGTTGAACAGCCCCACAAACTCAATGATGCTGCCGCCCTCCTGCGGGTAGATATTGATTTTCTTGCAATCAAAATCCAGCAGGCCGTTAGTCGGCTCCAGCAGGGCTGAACTGGCAGCTGATTTCATCAGTAATGCCGTCGTGGGGGTAACGTTCGCGGAGTAATAAAGGGGAACATCTGATCCAAAGTCGCGCACCCGGTTTCGTGCGCCGGTCAGCGTAGTCATGACCTGCCCGAGCCGGGAAATTAACTGCGCGGTGTTGTCGATGGCCAGACCGGTTTTCGGGTCCATACCAACCATTTAGCCTCCCTGTTTCTGATTTGCGGCACTGGTTTTTCCACCGCTGTCGCCAGTGTGATCGTGGCCATCATAAATCGACCGGTCACCGGACATCGCGCGTACCTGGTCTGCGATTTCGCCGTCGCTGTTTTTCACCTCCGGCGTATCAACAAACTCC